ACAATACGGGCATATACTTCATACTCTATTGTAATATTTCTATCCATGCGCCCATCCATTTACCTGTAAATAATATTCAAAATATTTATCACAGAAATCGTTTTGGCCATGAACTGAGCACACTATAAAGTCCGGAACTGACTCTTTGTTAAATTACCTTAACGTTACCAGTAACACCTTCGTAACAAAACATCACGGTATACACTGGGTACGGATATATTCCTGTTGCTCCTTCCAGTTGCTTCTGCATTGCCATCAGCCGTTCTCTGAGGATGAAATAATCCCGTTCAGCGGCTTCTGCCAGTCGGGGACCGGTTGCATTATCCACGCCGGAGGTGATGGGGGCTTTACGCAAGGAGCCTGGACAGTTGGCGTTGATGCGCAGGCGCTTACGACCAGCGGCAACATCAGCACGCAGAGTTTCATTTTCAGCTCTCGCATCGGCTAATTCCCTCGAGTATCTGGCATCAAGTGCAGCAACATCACGCTGGCGCTGCTGCATATCAGTAATGGTTGCATTTGCCAGCTCCAGCTCACTGACTTTTTTATCGCGCTGCTCTTTGTAGGTTATGGCGTTATCGCGGTAATGATTCAGCCCCAGACTAAGTGCACCACAGGCTACCAGCAGGACAATAATCACCACACACAGAACACGGTTCATCTCTCTTTCACCCCACCAGTCCCGATAACGTCAGGACTCGCCAAGCGGTGGAAAAGAAAATGGCAACCAGAATGACTAAAAATGAAATGCCGACGATTACACAGAGGATCTTCGCCAGCGTTATGAGTTTATCCGATATCATTAGCCACCACTCCATCAATCCGCCTTTGTATTTCCCTTTGTCTGTATCAGCCAGGACAAAATCAATCAGCAGATTCGCTTCGTTTATCAATGTGCGGATTTTTGATACATGCGCGGATTTAACCTGTTTCCACTCATTCAGCCCGGTAGCAAACACACTGGCAATGTTTTTATCCCGTTTCATGTCAGCGCAAGCCTGATTGAGTTCTTCCATCACACTCATTCGACGGGGATTAACGACAAAACCCTTCGTCCAGTATTCATAGAGAACATCGTCACACTCTTCCTGATACTGGATTACCTTGCCGCGGATTTCGGGTTTTACTTTGTTGGGATTGATGGTTTGTAACCAGCCTGCAAGTTTTCGAAGCGGCAGGGACACCATATTGCGTCGTTTCCCATCCTCAGCAACCATAACGATTTCCGTTATAGTTGACGCAAAACGCTGTCTTAACTTAGCCAACTGTGATTGCCAGGCCAGCCCCATCCCCGCAACGACAGGTTTCATGGGAACGTATGGTTCGCCGTTATGGTTAACCACATAAAGAGAATCGCCGTGAAACGGCACGGTCATCATATTCATCGGTTATTTCCTTTTAGTGATGAACCCTGCGCACAGGAATAACCAGCCCAAAGAGGGTTAACCAGACCACTGCCGGTTATCCACCAGGGCTCATCCTGAAAGGTTCTTTGGTTTATTTACGCTTGTGCGAAGCGCAGAAATGACAAAGGCACCATTACGGTGCCTCTTCATGAAACAATCTTGTTGACTTTATTCACTTACATTTTGCCAGTTCGCAGGATTTCGTGTTGTCTACCCGCGTTGGCCAACGTCATTTTTCAGCAAAATATTCTGCTTACCTGTCGATACCCCAGCATGCCAGCGCACTCTCCTGGTCACGTCTTGATACCTGACCGTAACAGTTGTTTGAACGGATACGGCAGTCTCTGCCACCGTCCTTAATCCACCAGCGAATCGCCTCACACGCTCCCCTGCGATCGCCTGCATTAAGCCGCTTATAAAACGTCGACGGGAAACACTTACCGGGGCCAATGTTATAGGGGCAAAATGACGCGATACCTGCTTTTTGTGGCTCGGTCAGTGGAACTTTTATATTACGCTCCACCCATGCCAGCGCCTTATCCCGTTCGATAGCGTTAACCCGGTCGCATTTTTCCTTCGACAGCTTCACGCCAGGAATCACAGGCTTACCATCCACCATGATGGCGCCTCGGCAGATGGTCCAGATACCCGCACCATCACGGTATGCCGTGGTGTGGTTGCCTTCCTTTCATCCAGAAACTGGTCGAGGATTTCAGGCGCAGAAGCACCTGCGGCAATCAGCGCCAGAACGGCAGCCGATAAACCATAGCGGAGTTTCCTGCTCATCAGCTTACTCTCCCCGTGCCGCCTTACGCCTGTCCTCTCTGATTTTGAAATACAGGTTCGTCAGGTACGTCAGCAGACCAAACAGCAGACTCCCCAGCACGCCTATTGCCGCCCACTGAGACGGGGAAACCCTGTCCAGCAACTGCAGGAACCAGTAGCCCGTTCCCACCGCTGACGTGGTGTATGACACACCTGTTGTGATTTTTCCATCTGTTCATACCCGCCTCCGCAATCCGGAAGCTCACAACAATAAAAAAGACCACCGGCACACACCGATGGTCCCTGACGCATGCTTACATCATCATGTCGCTGTCCGGTGTGGGGTCACCGCTATCTGAAGCACTCCCCTCACCCGCGATGCCTTCCGGCTCCGGAGCTGCCGGTGCGCCCAGCAGTTCATCCAGAATGGCATCCACTTCTGCATCAAGACGCGCTTCCAGGTTATGGCGAAGTTTTTGTTTCAGTGCGCTCCGGACTTCTTCAGAGCGCAGGACTTCCTTCACTGCTTCAGCAGTGACCAGGGATGTAATTTCTGACATGGGATTTTCTCGTCGAAAGGTGTGATTAAGAAAGTTGCCGCTAAATGAGCGGCTCTTCGGGTTTGCTTCCGGCTGACTGACCGGCGCTGATTTTCTCAGCGGCCCTTTTGTCAATCTGCCTGCGCCAGCAATCGCGCACTGCCCTGTACCCACCCGAAAGGAGATACAGCACACAGACCACCGTACAGAAGTACAGCATTAACTGGTTCAGAAATGTCATAATTTCTTTCCGTTATTGTTGACAATAAGAACTGTTTTCATTAAAAACCAGAGTACGAAAGTATCGTTCCTTTATTTTTTCTCCATAGGTATCACCACCGCCAGCGTCCATTCCTGTCGCTGGCGGTTTTTTTATCATGCCGCAGTGTCTGTGCTGTTCACTTCCACCGCAATGCTGTCTATCAGTACCGGGTAAGTCGCATTCCTGGTAATGTCTGTCACATGCAGTTTATCCGCCGCAAATGCACTGACCGGTGACTGCGTCAGCGTGAACGGTGTGCCATCCTGACCATCAATAACCGGCGTCACCTGAAGGCTGTTATTCCCGGCAAAGCGGAAAGCCAGCGTATGCCATTCGTTATCAAATGCGCCAAAGGTTCCCAGTTTCAGGTTGTTTGTCGCCACTTTCGCATTGTGGTACATCACATTCAGGTCTTTTGCATCTGTCTGGATGTAGAACGCTGCCAGCAGGTTATTCCCCCCGTCTCCGGTCAGGGCAACGCCCTGTGGCAGTGAAGATACCGGCCAGTAAAACGCCATAACATACTGGTTCGCAGCCAGCGCTCCCGAAACCTTAAAGCGGCAGCGAATCTGCCCCCTTTCTGTAACAGAGCCGCACCGTTGCCCGCGGCGTACTCCAGCACCCAGCTGCTTTTACCGGCTTCCTTGGTCAGCTTCACTGCCTTACCTCCGGTTCCCTCCGCATCGCTGACCACTTCTGCCCTGCCGCCACTGGCTGACCATCCCTGTACTTTCAGGCTTCCCTCTGACTCGCTGGCAAGGTAAGAGAGCAGTGCTGTGACGCCTGTGGCTTCTGCACCGGAAGGCGATGACGGGCGCACCTCTGATACTGTCGATGATGCCCCCGCGTTTAGCGCCACTCTTCCCGCATGGCGCAAAATCGCCGTTGCCAGACGGTCGGAAATAATCCCGCGGCGAGCCCATGAACTGAAATGGCTCGCCCTGTCCTGTGACGTCCAGGTGGCTGAGCTGTCACGCCATTTCGAACCGTAATATCCGATACCCGGAATGTCCGGGTCTTCTTCCGGTTTGTTCGTCGGCACATTCACCCCGTTCTCATCCGTCATGAACGGTACGAAATGGATATTCTTTTCCGTTTTGTTTTTGTAGCTGCCGTACACCGTCTGGTACGAGGATTCGTTCTTCTGCTTCCAGAAATACGTCGTATCTCCACATATCCAGGGAACACCGCCAGCAGAGCCACCGACGCACTGACCTGCCATATCCGCCAGGTCTGCACGGAATTTATCAACCAGCGCACCAAACTGTGCTGCGTGATTTACCGGCGTACCGCCAAAATCAAATTCCCCCTGCATCCACACCACGGCAAACAGCACATTTTTCGGGTTCTTCTTCAGTGCTGCTTTTGTTCGACCGATAAGGTCCTTATACAGCGGCTTGTCCACACCCCAGCGGGTTGAATTCTCCGAGGCACCACTCGCGTCACTGTATGTGCCATCGGCTCCGGTGGTGAACGCTGAACCACCACGACAGCACGGAACCAGCAGAATGCCCGCATTCGCCGGTATAAACGGCAGCAATTTTTTGGCGATATGCAGCCCTTGCCCCACGGTTCCGTACTGCCCCTTTGACAGGTCCGCTTTCGGATGGTTAAGGCGGCTCATGTCCTGCACATCATGCAGACAATGGTCCGCCGGAATGATGTCGTTATATTTGCATGCTGCACCGCCCGGTGTCACCGTACTGCGGCGCGCCAGCTGCTTAATACGCGGGTCCGGACGGTCATATGTCTCCGGCAGCGGAAGGCCTTCACCATATGCCATGCTGTTTGACTGCCCCGCCAGAACCACAACAAAGTAATACTCCGTGTCTCTGGTGGCGCTGATTACTGTGCCTTCTCCATCCGACGGCTTCACCAACACAGGTGTGGTGACATCACCTTCCGCCGCAATGGCCTGCATCAGAGTATAAGGCGTGATGGCCACCGGACTACCAAACGGCTGCCAGCCCTCTTTCAGTTTGTGTGTCAGCTTTTCCGCAAGGTCTGACGGCGACGCCGCCCTGACAACATCATAATGTTTAATCGACATCGAATTTCTCCCGTGTACAGGAACAGAGTTAAAAAGCCGGAACCGGAATCAAATTACAGGATGGCCATCTGCCAGTGGCTGGTCGTAAAAAAAGGCCACGCCATGCGCAGCCGGAAATAAAGGGATAACGATGATAGTTTGAGAAAAACAGAAACAACACTTTTGTGGCAAAGCATGGTGCCGGGTGCCTCCCGGTGAATTCAGTATCAGCACCTGAATCCGCGATTATCCCATATACCTGGTTGCTGATCGCCCCTCCGCACAGGGGGATTCACCATGCAGAAATTTTCTAACACATCTATTATCAGACCGGCAACAACTGACTGAATTGAGATGTATTTAACATTTATGAATCTCCGCCTGCTATTTTCACTGAGCTATTCTGAGTCAACGAAAAATAACTTCGCTGAATCCCCCTCCATTATGACAGGCATTAGTTTTAATGGTTACAGTCATCCCCGTAATTTGCGCACTGAGAAGAAGAGACTGAAGATTCCATCTGTTGGTAAATAATTCTTTATCACCCACTTTAACTGTAAAGGTATCGTCATCATTATATTTTGTATACTCCACCTTTCCAGTTACACAATCAGGCGTCGCCAGCGCACTTGCTGAAAAAAATGAAAGCGATGCAGCTATTAATAATGTTTTTTTCATTTTACCCCCTCAACTGCTAATAGTTCTGCGCATCAGAATTGCCCCCAGAGTGGATGAATCCCACAATATTTTATTGTGCGTAATCCCACGGACTCTTCCATCTGCCGGACACATAGAAGGAAACTCATCAGATGCCATTCTGGCAACTCGCGATGCATGATGATGACAATTCAGTATTAATGCCACGCTTCCCAGAATTGCATTAATGCTTCCAAAAGAAATTCTTCCTACACGAACAGAGTCTTGTCCATGATAGTCAGGCAGGACGCTACTCAACCTTCCCCAGTTCAATGTAAGATCAACATCTTCAGCAGTCATTACATAAGAACGCCCACTGAGATCATCCAGTGTTGTACGAAATCCCCTCTGTATTTGCCGAAAACGTAAAGCTTCAGCTGTCACAGTAACAAACCGTAACATCGCTCTTGCCACAGACTGCGTCAGTGAGGTTCCACTATGCGACATTAAATCCAGATAAGAAGTAGTCAACGAATGGCGATTTATCTGCATCCCCGTACGACTGATCCCTGCAACACGCTGTAACGTGGTATAGCTACTGTCACCAGACAATGTAACCGCTGTTGTACCTGGAAAGGTAACATGTGAAAAATCAGCAAAGCGATAAAAAACATTATTTGTCCTGTTAACAAATCCTGTCACATATAAATTATTTCGTTCAACAATAAGCCGTAGATTATTAAACCGCCCTTCCTCTGGATCTATCCCTCTGACATCAACTGCAAACAAATTATCCCCTGTGCCACTATCAATCATCAGTAAAGACGTACCTCCTGATGAAATAGTCTGTAATGGAGTACCTATTGCAGAGCGAATGACATTCAGCGAATCTACATACGTCTTTGCAGTCGAGAAGTCTAAGGTAAATTCCTTCGCCACCACATTAACTGAAAAGATAACAAAGAAAAAAGTTAGCACTCTAAAAATAATTATTTTCATATTACACAATACTCCTTGAGCACCATACGATAACTATATTCTTGACATCCTCCACGCCCTGAAGGACGGCGTTTTACGGCGCACCGGATAAACGTAACAATAACGTAATGAAAATGATAATCATATTCAAAGAGAGCTGCAACCTTAACATATCTGGTCAGATCTCATGCGACTACTTGACGTACGTAGATAACAACATTTATTGATACACAGGATGTTACGGACATAAAAAAGCCAGCCACTGGGGGAGGCTGGCAAACTCGTAGAGCAAAATGCTGTTACGCAAACTTCGTTACAGGGTCATCCTGCAATACAAAAAATACACAATATTTAGAAAACTAATAGTGCCATGTGCAATTTTTAAGATTTTGTTATTAATTGTGGTCGCACCTTCCTTTCTGTGTACTTTCCGTATAGCTCACAGGATTCTGGGTACAAAAAAACCCGCGCATCGGCGGGTTAAGCAGCGTGGCAATGTAACCACTCTTATCATGATATGCAGATTTTTACGATCGTAAACTATTTTTTCGCTGATAAAATACAGAGGTTCTCCCTCCCGGCAATTCACGCTCAACATACCGATCCATCTCAAGCCTCACTCCCAGCATCATCAGCATGCCTTCAACAATCCCCTCCGCTTTGTGAAGGCGTTTACCTATACAGGTGTCAGAGCACCCATGTTTCCGTGCCAGCGCCATGAACGTCTCCCCCAACACGTAATAATCAACCAGCAAGTCATGCAGATCGCTGTTGTTCCTGTTAAGGCGAGCCATACACCCGCATATAATCATCGCGTCATCGTCACAACACTGTGGACGTGATTTTACTTTTTCGGGGATCAGTCCCTTAAATCCGGCAGCAATGGGCGACCATGTAACATCCTCATGGTTATTTGCCGCCCATGCCCCCCAGCGCTCAAGAACCTGCCGGATATCACGCATCAGTATCTTTACCCCATCCGCGATGAACCATAAGGACGCCATTGACGACGGCGTGCTTTTTCCCTTCTTTATCGCCAATGTATTTTCTGACTGTGGCACGATTGCAGTTCAGTATTCGGGCTACCTCGGTCTGATTTCCATATGCCTCAAGGAGCATGTCAGGAATGGTTTTTACGGTGAACGTCATGCGGCCTCACTTCTGCTGTTTCGCAGGTCTTTGAGTTTCTGTTGGTACCCTGCCTTGATCGCCTTGCACTCTTCGATAGTCCAGCGATGGCGGTTATGGTTTGATTCGATTTCGTCTACTGCTTCCTGCCCGATGCGGTTAATCAGTTCGACGCGATACGGAACGAGATTTCCGCTTTTATGTTGGTTGCACACCACGCATTGCTTGTGAATATTGCGTTCATCAAATCGGAGTTGAGGTGCCGCAGCAGTTGTCCGGTAATGTCCGGCATCCCACTGAGCAGACGTGAGCGTTCCGCACGAGATACATGGTAAGTCGCGGTCTCTTTCTCTGATGAAGGCGTTTACGGCTTGTTGGGCTTGTTTAATCCAGTAACTGCGGGGCTTTAAGGCGAGTTTTCGAATCTTCAGTTTATCTTTCTGTTTCTGCTCCTCTCGTCGTCGTTTCTTCTCTGCTGCTTTTTCCGCTTTTTCGCGTTCTTTACTTCGTCGTTCGAGTGCTAATTGAGTTCCGTGTTCCGGGCAGCACCACCACTGATTTGAGAATGCCGGGTGAAACCATTCCTTACAGATTTTGCATTTCCTTCGCGCTGGTTTAGCCATTAAGCAGCCTCCCCTGTTACTTTAAGCATTCCGTTATCTAGCAGCTTTCTTGTCAGCCACTGTTGACCACGCCCGGTGATTTTTGTGGTGAACGATATCTGTATTCCGTGATTTGTATTGACCGCTGTTTCTTTCACTGTGAAATAGCCGCGATCCATATATTCCTGCATTGGCACATTGCGCCGGGCACCTGAAGCAATAAGGATTTTGTGATCGCGCATCCACGCAAACAGTTTGTTTGGACCAATACCAACAACCTTTGCAAAGTTTCCAATCAAAATTCCGCTGGCCTCGCCAACGCGATCGGCAAACTCAACTTTAGGTGCTGCGAGAGCAAGCTGTTTCTCCAGTTCAGCCTTCTGGTCTTCAAGGTCGGCCGCAAGGCGCAATGCCTCAGAAAAGGTTTGTGGTATTTTCGCGGTTGCCCCTTCGAGTTCTCGCCAGCGGTCAACAAGGCGAGCGGTGAATTCCGGCGACAACTGGGCAACGACAATAATGCTGTCGCGCTTACCTTGTTCGCCCTCAAAAACGTAAGCCTCTACGCCACGAAGTAATCCTAAGTTATTGATTTTTTCGAAAACCACCATTGGGGGATTTCGGATCACACCTCGAACCGCCAGTCGTTCAATGGATTGTTTCACCTTGTCATGACGGCTTCCCACCAACTCAGCGATTTCAATGCTTGTCATTTTGATGGCATTGCTATTTATCAGCTCATTCATTGTCATGTCCTCTCACATTGAAAATTCAGCAATAAAAAACCCAGCCGAAGCTGGGTTTGTTAAGTTGTCAATTGTCAGTAGCGATGCAGTGAAGGCGGCAACTCTTTGTTCTTAAGCCTTTCCCATGCCAGAAGGTTCGTCGGCCCGTCAGGCTCATAAATATCTATATCCCGCGTGTGATTAATTAAAACGCCCCTCGCCCTCCCGATGATATACGAGAACTCATAGCCGTAGTCGTGGCATATGCCGGAATAGCCAGACTGAATCAGTTTTAATGCGGGATACAACTCACGGAACAATGCCTGTGAGCGGTTGGCATAATCCCACAGCCATACAAGGCTGTCTGTTTCTTTTGCGGAAAGCCCGTTGAGCTTCTTCTCTTGTTTGCCAGTATTTTTCTCGCCCTGGCTGAAATAGCAGTCTTCCAGTTTTTCGAACACTTCCCACGCCTGATCGGTTTCGAGCATTTTTGCATGACGGGCTGCTCCGCGTTCTGTCCAGAGGATGAGGGAGCGGGCATTTTTACCAACTAACCCGATTGTTTCGGGTCTGTTCTTAAACTCGCGTAATTCGTTTTTTTCAATTTTAAAGTAATGCTTTCCGGGCATGAATCGCGTCGTGTTGTTCAGAAAGTTATCAGAAATGTTTTTGATTTTTGTTCCGTAAAGGTGAGCCAACAGTTCAGTAGTAATTACGGGGATCTGGTTATAGGTAACAGGGGAAAGGTTTTCGACAGAAATTTGAACAGCCATAATGACCTCGCGTTTCGATAATTTTTACCTCGCCACCGTCAGGTGCTAATCATCGTGGTGGCGAACTGTGCGGGGTTAGCACTACCGGTCGAAACATCCGGCGAGCCTTTCGGCTCCCCCACACAGCCCGCCATAAATCGCGAATGTGACTGTGCTTAGCGCATAAAAAAACCGCCAGCGCGGTTATGCACCGTTTCGATATCCGGGGTGCTAATCCCGACGCCAGATTTTGCTGGCGTGTGAGGAATATAGCCCCGGATAAATCATCGCGTCAATCCCCTTGTATTCCTCGCACGATGTCTTAGCCACCGGATATCCCACAGGTGAGCCGTGTAATTGAAGGTTTTTACGTCAGATTCTTTTGGGATTGGCTTGCGTTTATTTCTGGAGCGTTTCGTTGGAAGGTATTTGCAGTTTTCGCAGATGATGTCGGTGATACTTCGTCGCTGTCGCCTCATGCCGCCCTCCTGACGCCCTGCCCGATCGCCATCAATGCCGCTTTGGATACGGTAGTAAACATCCGTCGAGGACTGATGAACGGTCGCCAAATCAGCAGCATGGAGCCTTTACTGTTTCCCTTCTTCTCCAGCCCCGTCGATGGTTCGATAAAATTAATCCGTCCATCAGTGATAATGCGAACTTCGTCAACACTCTCCAGAGCCTTGCTGAACCATCCGACTGACATATCCTCTGGCACAAGCATAACTACCGTCTGTCGCTGTTGTATGCACTGCTCAGCGGCTTTTTCCACCCACGGCCTGATATTGCTGTACGGTGGGTTATTCCAGATTGCACCGTGGCTTACCCACTCAGAATTGAGCGCGTCGTCGGCCTCAGTTAGCCAGTGAGCACACAGAGCATTTTTGTCGCTCGCTGCCGAATCCAGCCAGAATCCAAACTCAATATCCAGTGCATCAAAAAGCCAAAGCGGCGTTTGCCAGCAGTCCTTGTTGTGTGCTGGCGTATTTGATTTGATAGTCATGCAGCCCGATCTCCCCATCGCGCTTTCATTTTTTCATTTGCAAATCGCCAGAATCTTCCTTTGTGATATGAGCTTTCGCCATTACAGCAACGACTAATTGACGAACTATCAAATCCTTCTCTGACAGCATCCATAGCTGCTTCATAATAAACCTCCTCCCCAGTTTTCATGTCAGTAGAAATAACAGCTTTACTGGCAGGATGGTCACCACTAAATTTACCTAGCGATATAGGTATTCTTCCATTTTGTTTATATCCGTGTTTTGAGTTTTCAGAATGTGATACCCATTCAAGGTTATCAGCCCTATTGTCATCTCTTCGCCCATTTTTGTGATTAACTACCAAGCCATCACAGAACCCTGTACAGAATGCTTTCGCAACTATCCTGTGGGCGCTGTATTTCTTACCGTATACCTTTATTTGAAGATATCCTGTCGACTTGCACTTGAATGGTTTTACACTAGTGCCATTAATTATTTTCTTATATGGCCTCTGTCTGGTTGATGTTACTGTAACTTCCCTCGTAATAGACCTGAAATTTCCTTTATTGCTAACCTGATAAAATGGAATCCCTTCGATATCTACCCAAACCTCAATCATAATTCCTCCATTCGCTAAGATGAATTGAGTTCATGGCACAATATGCTTCTATGTAGTCCATTATTTCGGATATTTTTTTACAGATAGAGTCGCCGTACTCTCTCTGATGTTTATTAGCTCACCTTCTAACCCTGATATAATCTCAGGGTGCTGGTTGGTTGCAATCTGCCAACCAGAAACGAATAACCCCTTCCAAAACTCAATATTTCTTGCTTTTCCGTGATATGTAGCCTTCTTACTTATTTCAGATAGCATCGCGTGAAGGCGTGCATTTTGCCGAATGCTGCGGTTGCGTTCCTGAATGGTTACTACGATTGGTTTGGTTGGGTCTGGAAGAATTTGCTGGATAGCTTGAATGGCGTTCTGCTGATGGATGGGGCTTCTTAGTTCAAATGTTAGTTTCCTCATCACCCTTAATCCTCTCGAAGTTCTTCTCGAAGTTTTTGGTGTCGAACACTGACCACCGACCATTATGAATGGCGTATGCACATGTCTTGTTTTCGTCCTGATAAACCACCCTTACCTTGCGATAAAACCGTGGCTTAATCTCTCTGAATATTTGCTCGCTCATGCTCACTCCTTCACTTTAAATCCAGACTCCGGATAATTCTGTTGCGCTGAAACTCATTATTGAGTCTGAACAACCGTCGAAGAACACGGTCACGCGGATAGCGCCGTGCGGCAGGTGAGTGCTCATACAACTCATCAAGCGGCAAACTGGACGATGAACGATACCGATACCAACGCACCAACTCTTCACGAAAATTAGCCCTGACAAGCTCAGCTATCGTACTCATTTCTTAAAACCTCCTCAAACGCATTCTGACGCATTTTTCATTCTCGCTGCTTATCGGCATGCCTTGCACGTGCTTACCTCACCACAGAGCGATTGTGATGCCTTAAAAGCGATTTATTGAAGTGATATTTGCTTAATCGAAATTCTTTTCTTTGATTCCTGCGGCCCTGATGGCTTTCATTACTGCAATTACCGTTTTGTCACGCCCATCCTCATAACCCATCGCATAAGCACCTTCTTCACCATCTTTCCAAAGGTCGTCATTCGATTCGGGCCAGTCGATATCCAGTTCAATAGCAGAGCGCGATGCCTGCCATATCACCCAGGCAAACTCTTTTAATTCATCGTCTCCCGTGAACTGGCTTTTGTCTTTTGACCACCAGTTTTCAAACTGTCGGTAGCTATCGTTCACTTCCCTCTCCCCCAAATAAAAAGGCCTGCGATTACCAGCAGGCCTGTCATTAGCTCAGTGATGTAGATGGTCATTGCTTCATCTCCCTTTCCATTTCATCAATGTCAACGTCATCAGGAAGATGGGAGCAATACGCCGCTATACCATGATGATTTATCTCATACCCTTTGAACGTTACCATCTGGTGCGTAATCTCAACTTCGTTCAGGAATCCGTCATCGCATAACTGCCTGGCTATTTTCGATTTGGTCTGGATTATTGGTAGTGCCTGTTCTTTCAAAGCGCATGATATTTGTGCATCCCATGCCTTTTCGAGAATGGCTAATTGTTTTTTATTCATTTAATACTCCGTTACGTTTTCCTGTCGCCACGCCTCGTCATATTCCGATTTCGGCATATTGGCGATGTAGCTATATGGCGATCCTGATTCAAGTTGCAGGAACTGGTGCGATTGCTCGTCAAGGAACAACGGGACACCACCTTCCCAACCTTCGCCGTTACGTTGTTTTTCAAGCATCAAAACAGATGCCGGAGATGCCAGTAGCTGTTCGTCCTTCTCTGACATCTTTTCACCACTCTGAACTCTCTGTAACGCTCTCTCGCGAGCCTTGTTACGCCAGATGATGAAAAGGTTGTCTGTCAGGTCTGTTATCGCTCCAGAGCCTTTTACGTCCATTTTCCCGGTTGGTTTTTCTTCGCTGTCTCCTTTTCGCGAGTGAGTAACGAGAATGACGTGGGAGTTTGTTTTGTTTTTGAAGTCGCAAATCGAGTCAACAAACGCCTTCTGCCCGTTATAGTCATCGTCACCTATGCCGCATTTCATCAGGCTGTCGATGATGAATAACTGGATGCCGTACCGGCGGCGAGCGTAGTCGAATATTTCGATCAGCCTGTCGGCTTTCGCCGTTCCGGTCAGGCCAAACACCCAAAGTCTTTCGTCATAGAATTTAAATGCAGAGTCAATTTCCAGCACTGGCGGCATCTTGCAGCACGTCGCCTGACGGGTAAGGCGCTTAAGGAGAATACCAGGCTTCAGCTCAAGTGACGCGATGCACGTCTTCACACCCTGACGCATTGCCTCAAGTGCCATATGCCCGACAACCTCCGTTTTTCCGTGACCGTTCACACCATTGACCAGCGTCAACTCTGCCTCACGGAACTGGAATTTATCTGCCAGAGATTCCCACGGTGGATTAAACAGATACTGCTGCTTGCCGTAGAAAGCGTTGATAGTGTCCTGGTAAAACTCTCGCGCACTGTAGAGTTCTTCAGGATCGAAGTAGGATGCCGTGCCGATGTACTGCCAGATTTCATCCTCGGTAACACCGTTCATCAGGCATTCGTTGATGTCTTTGTACGGCAGAGTAACAAGACGGCAACGATGTTCACCGAGTCGGCTTGCGATTTCCCTTGCGGCTTCACGACCAACATCATCAACGTCCATCGAGATGAATATTTCCTCAAACCTGTCGAGGTTGTGATACTCAAACTCAATCCACTGTTGCTTAGCACCTTTCCCGCCACCAAACGGCACGGATAACGCCGAGATGCCGTATTGCGCATAGCTCATACAATCAATTTCGCCTTCGCAAAGTACAACCGCCCTCACGCCAGCGTCCAGAGCCCGCCATCCGAACAGACAAGGTTCGCAATCACCTTCTGCCATAATGACTTTCTTCCCGTCCGGGCGCTCAGTGCTGATTCGCTTGACCTGCAACAACTCACCATCGCGTTTGTACGGAATCACCAGAGCATCCAGTTCTCGTTCTCCATTCCACACCTTGCCGCTGACAACCTCGTAGCGCTTTACGACTTCTGGCGATATGCCACGCGATTGCAGGTACTCAAGATGGGATTCTGTTCTGGTAACGTAGCGGGCGATTTTCTTGCGATCAGGTCTGGAGAATTTCTTCTCACGTCTGGCATCGAAATGGTGATCGTCATCCTTGATACCGAGAAATGCTTTCGCTTCCTGCATAGCCTGATGCAGGTTAATTCCACGACATGCCATCCACAAATCAAGCATGTCACCGCCGTCTCCCTCAGCGAAATCAGCCCATTTTTTCTTGCCGCTAAGGTTGACCTTAAGGCTGTTTCCCTTGTCACCGTTAACGTTACCGGCAACCCACTCATGCCCCTCTTTCTTGCCGTTTGGCAACAGGTGCGGAGCCACCCTGTCAACCTGCGCCCAAAGCAGGTCGCTAAGTTCACTTGGCGTCATGATTCCCTCAGATTGAGATTTTTAAACCAGAAATCGACAAACGAAATACTTAACCAGCCGTGGTTATAACCAGCGACCAGTAGCGATTTGATTTTTGATTTCATGGTTCACCTGTCGAAAAACACGTAGCCAGTTTTCGATACGGTGATTGCGGATGATGGTCTGGCTTGTGGTTGAATGGTTTCTGGCTTCTCGTCGTTCCAGCGCTGACCGTTCAGGTAGCTCGATGGTAACAACCTGTCGAATCCGAACTGCTTACCATTCCTGCATGCGATGTCTTCTGCCAGCATCGTGGCAAACTCGCTTGCCGTACCCCCGGTAGTTTTACGCCATTCCCTGAACTGTGTTCTGAATGCCGAAGCTGCGTTTTTCTTCCCGGCTTTCCGCATGCCTGCACACCAGAATATTTCCTCGAATGCCTTGTCGGTTTCTTCGTGACGGTCAGATGATTTTTCGCACTTCGTTCGGACACGTTCGAACTTAATGTTTTTAGGTTCATTGACTGGTTCAAAAGAGTGATAGGTTCTGGGGTCAGCTCCTGCCCCACCCCCTAGGTCAGCTCCTGCCCCACCCCGGTCAGCTCCTGCCCCACCCCGGTCAGCTCCTGCCCCACCCCGGTCAGCTCCTGCCCCACCTAATTCTGGTTGGATTTGTTGTGCATTATCCAACGTCAGATAAAAACGTTTGACTGGTTAAGCTCTCCTTTTCTTCTGAATTCCCTTTTCAAAAGCCCCATATCTTCCAGTGCCCTAATGTGACTTTTTACTGTCGATCTGCTCACCTCACACTGGTCAGCGACATGTTGATATGAAGGCCAGCATTCGCCATTATCATTGGCGTTATCGGCAAGTTTAATCAGAACCAGTTTTCTCAGTGGGTTGCCAACCTTTATATTCATGGCCTTAGCCATAAGATTCATGCTCATTTTGACTTCTCCGAAGTTTTGTACCTGTTAAGTATTTCTCTCAGTGGCACAGCTATTGCTGGATTAACCCCCTGATAAAACTGGTCACGTAGCACATCTTTTCGGTGATTAACGCGTTTATTTTCCTGCGTTTTTCGCATATAATTACCTCGTTGGATGTTGTTAAAATTCCATTTGTATTTGATCAGAACGCTCGGTTGCCGCCGGGCGTTTTTTATTGGTGAGTCCATCAAGCGCATACTTAAAAGCCCTGCTAATCGGACTGATGTCTGATGCCATTCCGAAAGCACACAAGACCGAAGCAATAAATCTCCAGTCCGTTCTGCTTATCTTCGATTCATGACAGCCAATCATCTTTGCCAGACCGCGCTGGGTAAGCGTTGACAGGTTGATGAGTAAATCTGTTTCTGCGCGATCAACGTCACGCTGGGATAGTTTGCTGTAACTTGTTTGTTCCATTTCTTAAGATTTCCAATAGTGAATAGTTAGTTGAAAGGTATGCGTGGAAACGCATGTAGCCTTAGTTGGTCAGATATATTGGGACTCGCTTTGTCAGCGACGTAGGACGAATGTCCATTGTGAAAATAGCGGTGTTACTTATGCAGCCAGAAGGTTCTTTTTGCTTATTTCAAGCATTTCGCTTGCTTGATATTTGCCACCAGAAATCTCTTCGATTTTTGATGCGTATTTAGTTTTCCCAAAAAACTCAGTCTTAGGGAGGAAGCCGTTTTTGAGCCACTTATAGACAGCCCTTTCGCTAACTCCACAAGCCTTCGCAACTTCAGGGATGCCGACACCTTTAATCGGCTCATCAAGATTTTGCATAGGAATATCCTTTTTCGTACTTTCAGTACGCATTATGGTTGAACTGAAAGTTTTTGCAAGTGCTTTAGTATCGTACTCATGGTTCAGAATGAAAAAGTGCGCAAAGAATTCGCCCAGCGGCTAGCGCAAGCCTGTAAAGAAGCTGGTCTTGATGAACATGGTAGGGGAATGGCTATAGCCCGTGCCCTTTCTCTTTCGTCCAAAGGCGTTAGCAAATGGTTTAATGCTGAGTCTTTACCGCGTCAGGAAAAAATGAATGCGCTTGCGAAATTTCTAAACGTTGATGTTGTTTGGCTTCAGCACGGCACTTCGTTAAATGGAGCGAATGATGAAGATACTCTTTCATTTGTTGGCAAATTAAAAAAAGGGTTAGTGCGCGTGGTTGGTGAGGCAATTCTTGGTGTTGATGGTGCCATCGAGATGACCGAAGAGCGCGATGGGTGGCTCAATATTTATAGCGATGATCCAGATGCCTTTGGTCTTCGTGTGAAAGGAGACAGCATGTGGCCCAGAATAAAATCAGGAGAATATGTACTCATTGAGCCTAACACCAAAGTATTCCCGGGGGATGAGGTGTTTGTCAGAACTGTTGAAGGACACAACATGATCAAAGTTCTTGGCTATGACAGAGATGGAGAATACCAATTTACAAGCATCAACCAGGACCACAGGCCAATAACGTTGCCTTATCATCAAGTAGCAAAGGTGGAGTATGTGGCTGGTATTCTGAAGCAATCTCGCCATCTGGATGACATCGAGGCAAGGGAGTGGCTGAAAAGTTCGTGACTTCATCGTCACATAGCTGGTAACCAGTGGCCTGAAGAGACGTTTGGGTGATGTGATAGAGATCATTATTCAATTCGATTGAGAAAAATCATCATAAGGTTTATATCCATTTATTAGATTTTATGTGTATAAATGTTAAAAATGCACGATGTAGAGATATTTGTGCTTAACATCAATTAATCATTGCTAAATCGTGCTTATTGTTCAGAAATCGCCCAAGTCATATTGAAAATCTGTTGGCGAACACCTATATAAGGAGTATAGTTAGTGACCCAAAACGTATTGCCAATCAACAAGAGCTTGCATGACCGAGCTGTTGATGAATTTAATCGTCTGCATGGAACAATGATTGGCGAGATTAGTGCAATGCTGAAAACAGCTAAAGTAGCGCCATTGGTGGATCTTCGTAAGAAAGATCCTACCTTTTCGAACGTTGTCGCAGAATTACGGACATTCAGAGACGTATGTAATGCTCTGCTCCCATACTTTCGTGTAGATAAGACCAGCGAAATCGCTGTCATCGATAAGTTACTTATACTGGCTAATGACCTGGCTCAAGCCATCGATGCTGACGATCCTGACGCATTGTGCGCAGCAATAGCAGCCCTTGATGTTGAGCCTTACATTTAAACGAGGGGAAAAAAAATGACTAAAGCGTTTGACTATACTGCCGTTAGTAAGCTTTTGGCTGAAATGCGCGGATGTGTAGAGCGCGTTCAAAATCTACGCCGCGACTTTGAAGCTCACATCAATCATTCACAAAAAGCGGCTTGATACTTAAGTTAGATGACAGAACCCGGCCTCAGCGCCGGGTTTTCTTTGCCTCACGTTCGCCCACCTAAAAAACATAACCAATTGTATTTATTGATGTAACTCGCTAAACCATGCAGTTATGATCCCTGCCGCATAACCTTCATCAGCCACATTTTCAAAAATAAATTTCCTTATATATCAGAATCATACTTCGTAGAGTTAATAAATCACCAAAATTCGTACCAATAGTTCTTGATAATGTCGAACTATTGGTTCATTATTATCGTCGTCAGCAGGACGCATTACTCACCAGGGCGGTGAATATACAACGATTCGAATATGAATCTACGGCGCTGACAAAGCGCAATAACCAAAGTGAACTTTGGGGTGTGGTGAAGGGTTCATGGACGGGAATATGTCGCACGTAAAGCGGCGAGGCCTGCGGGACTATTGCCGAATTGAAGTAGGCCGAAACAGGTCGAAATGGGTCTCCCACCTACCACACCACCAAAGTTCATCAGGAGGTCTATATGACACGCAGAACTCAGTTCAAAGGCAATTCACGTTCTCGTCGTCGTGAGCGTTTAAAGGCAAAGGCATTAGCTAACGGCGTGCTGGCCCGCGAAGAAGCAATAAGTTCAGAAGTATTACACCGCCCTACTCTAAGCAGAGCGCAGATTCAGGCTAAAGGTACTCACGAAACGCCTGAGCGCATAGAAGACGCTAAGCCAATTAAGTTCATGGCACAGGACGTGATCTGGCAGCAGGAAGAATACAGACGCAATCTGGAGCGAGCGGCCATTGTGTACGCGAATGAGTTTGGACATAAGCAACCAGAAACTGGTGTATGTCTTCCAAATGTAGCTCTTTACGCGGCAGGCTACCGGAAATCCAAACAACTGACAGCAAGATGACTTGTGTTGGTCGCCAGAAAATGAAATTAGGCAGCAAACCACTTATTTGAGGTGATATATGACAAAATCATGGAGCGTACCTTTTCCTGAATCAGAAACTGAACATGATGGAATGCCTGTTTTCTGGAGATTCCAGGCGACAGTTGAAGAAGATGGGATAAAAATATTCGCACTTCAATATATAGCTTTTCATCAGACAGAGCATTATGCATGGTTGGTTCCTGCGCATTGGATTGTTAATTTTAAACCAGCACCAAATCAGTGGTTACAGGAATGGAAACAAAGGAGAAATAGATATGCAATTAAGAAAGTAGCAAAAAATGCAGAAAGATCTTTTGCATTCCCAACGAAGAAACTTGCCATTGAAAGTTTATTGCGCCGGAAGAAATACCATTTAATGAGAATCAAACAAGATTTGGCTGTTGTATCAACTCTTGTTGATGGTATGAAGAATATTGATACATCAACACCAGATATTGAATATAACTTTGGACACAACCAAGAAACAGAAAATTGGGTATTTTATTAGTACGAATAAGCACTGTGTATTCATTCCAACGAGTGAATACACGGAGCAATGTCGCTCGTAACTAAACAGGAGCCGACTTGTTCTGATTATTGGAAATCTTCTTTGCCCTCCAATGTGAGGGTGATTTTTATCTGTGAGGATATGAACAGATGTCAAACATCAAAAAATACATCATTGATTACGACTGGAAAGCATCAATAGAAATTGAAATCGACCATGACGTAATGACAGAGGAAAAACTTCACCAGATTAATAATTTCTGGTCAGACTCTGAATACCGACTCAATAAACACGGCTCTGTATTAAATGCTGTATTAATCATGCTGGCGCAACATGCTCTGCTTATAGCAATTTCAAGCGACTTAAATGCATATGGTGTTGTGTGTGAGTTCGACTGGAATGATGGAAATGGTCAGGAAGGATGGCCTTCAATGGATGGTAGCGAAGGAATAAGAATTACCGATATCGATACATCAGGAATATTTGATTCAGATGATATGACTATCAAGGCCGCCTGAGTACGGCTTTACCGCATACCAATAACGCTTCACTCGAGGCGTTTTTCGTTATGTATAAATAAGGAGCACACCATGCAATATGCCATTGCAGGGTGGCCTGTTGCTGGCTGCCTTCCGAATCTTTACTTGAACGAATCACCCGTAAATTACGTGACGGATGGAAACGCCTTATCGACATACTTAATCAGCCAGGAGTCCCAAAGAATGGATCAAACACTTATGGCTATCCAGACTAAATTCACTATCGCCACTTTTATTGGCGATGAAAAGATGTTTCGTGAAGCCGTCGACGCTTATAAAAAATGGATATTAATACAGAAACTGAGATCAAGCAAAAGCATTCACTACCCCCTTTCCTGTTTTCCTAATCAGCCTGGCATTTCGCGGGCGATATTTTCACAGCCATTTTCAGGAGTTCAGCCATGAACGCTTATTACATTCAGGATCGTCTTGAGGCTCAGAGCTGGGCGCGTCACTACCAGCAGATCGCCCGTGAAGAGAAAGAGGCAGAACTGGCAGACGATATGGAAAAAGGCCTGCCCCAGCACCTGTTTGAATCGCTATGCATCGATCATTTGCAACGCCACGGGGCCAGCAAAAAAGCCATTACCCGTGCGTTTGATGACGATGTTGAGTTTCAGGAGCGCATGGCAGAACACATCCGGTACATGGTTGAAACCATTGCTCACCATCAGGTTGATATTGATTCAGAGGTATAAAACGGATGAGTACAGCACTCGCAACGCTGGCTGGGAAGCTGGCTGAACGTGTCGGCATGGATTCTGTCGACCCACAGGAACTGATCACCACTCTTCGCCAGACGGCATTTAAAGGCGATGCCAGCGATGCGCAGTTCATCGCATTGTTGATCGTCGCCAACCAGTACGGCCTTAATCCGTGGACGAAAGAATTTACGCCTTCCCTGACAAGCAGAACGGCATCGTTCCGGTGGTGGGCGTTGATGGCTGGTCCCGTATCATCAATGAAAACCAGCAGTTTGATGGCATGGACTTGAGCAGGACAATGAATCCTGTACATGCCGGATTTACCGCAAGGACCGTAATCATCCGATCTGCGTTACCGAATGGATGGATGAATGCCGCCGCGAACCATTCAAAACCCGCGAAGGCAGAGAAATCACCGGACCGTGGCAGTCGCATCCCAAACGGATGTTACGGCATAAAGCCATGATTCAGTGTGCCCGTCTCGCCTTCGGATTTGCTGGTATCTATGACAAGGATGAAGCCGAGCGCATTGTCGAAAATACCGCATGCACTGCAGAACGTCAGCCGGAACGCGACATCACTCCGGTTAACGATGAAACCATGCAGGAGATTAACACTCTGCTGATCGCCCTGGATAAAACATGGGATGACGACTTATTGCCGCTCTGTTCCCAGATATTTCGCCGCGACATTCGCGCATCGTCAGAACTGACACAGGCCGAAGCAGTGAAAGCTCTTGGATTCCTGAAACAGAAAGCCACTGAGCAGAAGGTGGCAGCATGACACCGGACATTATCCTGCAGCGTACCGGGATCGACGTGAGAGCTGTCGAACAGGGGGATGATGCATGGCACAAATTACGGCTCGGCGTCATCACCGCTTCAGAAGTTCACAACGTGATAGCAAAGCCCCGCTCAGGAGAGAAGTGGCCTGACATGAAAATGTCCTACTTCCACACCCTGCTGGCTGAGGTTTGCACCGGTGTGGCTCCGGAAGTTAATGCTAAGGCGCTGGCCTGGGGAAAACAGTACGAGAACGACGCCAGAACCCTGTTTGAATTCACTTCCGGCGTGAATGTTATTGAATCCCCGATCATCTATCGCGACGAAAGTATGCGCACCGCCTGCTCTCCCGATGGTTTATGCAGTGATGGCAATGGCCTTGAGCTGAAATGCCCGTTTACCTCCCGGGATTTCATGAAGTTCCGGCTCGGTGGTTTCGAGGCCATAAAATCGGCTTACATGGCCCAGGTGCAGTACAGCATGTGGGTGACGCGAAAAGATGCCTGGTACTTTGCCAACTATGACCCACGAATGAAGCGTGAAGGCCTGCATTATGTCGTGGTTGAGCGGGATGAAAATTACATGGCGAGTTTTGACGAGATGGTGCCGGAGTTCATCGAAAAAATGGACGAGGCACTGGCTGAAATTGGTTTTGTATTTGGGGAGCAATGGCGATGAAGCATCCTCACGATAATATCCGCGTAGGCACGATCACTTTCGTCTACTCCGTTACAAAGCGAGGCTGGGTATTTCCCGGCCTTTCTGTTATCCAAAATCCACTGAAAGCCCAGCGGCTGGCTGAGGAGATAAATAATAAACGAGGGGCTGTATGCACAAAGCATCTCCTGTTGAGTTAAGAACGAGCATTGAGATGGCACATAGCCTTGCTCAAATTGGAGTCAGGTTTGTGCCAATACCAGTAGAAACAGACGAAGAATTTCATACGTTAGCCGCATCCCTTTCACAAAAGCTGGAAATGATGGCGGCGAAAGCAGAAGCAAACGAGAGAGACCCGGCATGACAACAACAGAATGCATTTTTCTGGCAGCGGGCTTCATATTCTGTGTGCTTATGCTTGCCGACATGGGACTTGTTCAATGACACCTCAGCAAGAAAACGCCCTTCGCAGCATTGCCCGTCAGGCTAATTC